AAATACATCTTCAGCAGAACAAACTACTTTAGGAGTTACTTCATTTGACACTGGTGGTTTTACCTTACCGAATTGGGGTAATGTAAATGACAGTGGAGAGGATTTTGTAGCTTGGTGTTTAAAAGCAAACGGAGGAACTACAAGCAGCAATACAGATGGAACAAACACAAGCACAGTTCAAACAAATTCAGATGCAGGATTTAGTATTGTTAAATATACTGGTACAGGAAGTAATTTAACAGTTGGTCACGGTCTTTCTTCTGCTCCTGATTTTGTCATTGTTAAAAACTTAACAAGCTCATCAGCTTGGGCAGTATTTCATACAACTTTAGGTGCGACAAAATATTTAGCTTTAAATGAAACGACTGCAGTCGCAACTGCATCAAATGTTTGGAATGATACTGCACCTACTGCAACAACAATTAGTGTTGGAACTTGGGGACCTGTTAATACAAGTGGAGACGAACATATTGCTTATTGCTTTAAAAATATTGATGGATTTTCAAAGTTTGGCTCATACACAGGTAATGGTTCAACAGATGGACCGATTGTAGAAACAGGTTTTGAGCCTGCGTTTTTAATGATTAAAAATACAAGTTCAACTGAATCAGGTGGGGCTCATTGGCTTATATATGACAATAAAAGAAGTCCATCAAACCCAAGAGATAGAAGGTTGTATGCAAATGAAAATTATGAAGAATTACAAAATTCTCTTTATGATATAGATTTTTTAAGTAATGGATTTAAAATACAAAGCTATTCATCTAACTATGGGCATAATAATAATGGCGATACATATATCTATATGGCATTTGCTGCAGACCCTGACACAGAAGCACCAACAGTAGCAAAAAGTTTTAATGTAAAAACTTGGACTGGTAATGATAACAATAATAGAGCTATTACTGGGTTGGGATTTTCACCAAATTTTGTTTGGATAAAAAGAAGAAGTAGTAGCGAATCACACGCTTTATATGATACAGTAAGAGGAACTAATAAACAACTTTCAAGTGATACTAATGCAGCAGAAGTTACCAATAGTGCCACTTATAATGGTTTACCTTCTTTTGATTCTGATGGGTTTAGTGTTGGTAACAATGGTGGTACTAATAGGTCACCTGAAACCTATGTTGCTTGGTCTTGGAAAGCTGATGATAACGAACCGACAATAAACACAGAAGGTAGTGTAGATTCTATTGTTAGTGCAAATGCAAATGCAGGTTTCTCAATCGTTAAATATACAGGAACTGGAAGTGTAGCAACTATTGGTCACGGATTATCGGCTGCACCAACATTCATAATAGTAAAAGCCCTTGTAGCAACTGCTAATTCAAATTGGGCTGTGTATCATACAAGTGTAGGAAACACTAAAGCATTAAAGTTAAGCACAGATGCTGCTGAAGATGACCAAGATGGATATTGGAATGACACATCTCCAACTGCTACTGTGTTTACAGTAAAAGATTATGCAGTAGTAAATGAAAGTGGTAAAGAATATATTGCTTATTGTTTCCACGATGTAACAGGATATAGTAAGATTGGAAGTTATACGGGTACAGGAGCAACTGGTAATACAGTAACTGTAGGTTTTCAACCTGACTTTGTAATGGTAAAAGCAACAGGAGAAGTAGAACCTTGGTTTATATTAGATAGTGCAAGGGACACATCTAATCCAAGAGATAATCGTTTAATGCCAAATAGTAGTGCTGCAGAAGATGATGGAAGTGTACATACTATGGACTTTAATTCAGATAATTTTACATTAGATGGAACAGTAGGAAATGGAACAAATGGAAATGGAAAGACTTATATATATATAGCATTTAAAATGAATTAAAATGAATGGATTTGAACCAACAATATTAGGAGTAGTTACATTAGTGATAACAATCGGAGAAATAAACTCAATACTACAAGGACTTCTAATAATAGCAACTTTGGTTTATACAATAATTAAGATCATTCAATTATTACAAAAACAAAAACAAAATTAAGATGGCAAGATTATTCGAATATTTAGCACAAAAGATTAGAAATTTCAATGGTTGGTTTGCAACTGGTTGGAATAATATCGTTAGAAAATTATTAATCAAAAATTAATTATATTTGTAGTATAAAAATTATAAGTTATGGCTTCAACAGTTTTCAATGGTACTAACCTTTTAATCAAAATCGCAGATGATGCAGGTTCACCTGCTACAATAGGACACACTACATCGTGTTCAATTTCATTTACTAACGATATGGCAGCTGCCACTACAAAAGATTCATCAGGGTTTTCAGAATCAATCGCAGGGTTAAGATCTGCAGAAATATCTTTTGATGGTTTAGTTGATTATACTGATGCTAATGGTGGTAAAGAAATCGCACACAAACTACTTACAAGACAAAAAATAGATTTCACATTTGGAACTGCTGCTACTGGCGACACTATTTACAGTGGAGAGGGTTTTATGTCAAGTTGTGAAATAAGTGGTGCAATGGAAGAAGCAGTTACTTATTCAGGAACGATAACTGTAACTGGTGCAATCACAGAATCTACAAACTAACACTTGATTTTCAAATTCTAATTACTATATTTGTTATTGTAAACTATTTTAAATGACAAAACAAAGAGGTTATTACACTCTTAAAATCGGAGGAAAGAATCGTACACTTCACTTTAGTATGAACTTTTGGGCAACCTTTACGGATATGCTTGGTGTTTCTCTTGATGAAATTGGAGGTATTTTTGAAAAAGGTGTTTCACTTAAAGCTATTATTACGATAGTATATGCAGGTATTTTAACTTACGATCAAGAAAACAAAAAAGAGATTGATTATGATAATTTCGATGTTGGTAATTGGCTTGAAGATATAACTTCAGAGGATATTGAAAAGATTATCAAGGCAATGACAGAATCTCGAATCTTGGGTAATGATTTAAATGCAGGTTTAAATAGGAATCCACAAACTGATTCAAAAAAAAAATAACCGATAAAACTTCTTGGGAAGATATAACCGATTTCTACATTGGTTATTGTGGTATTAATCCTAACGACTTTTGGACAAATACATTTAAGGAAAACAAACTTATGTCGGAATCCTATGTAATCCAAATAAATGCACTTTGGGAACAACATCGTTTTGTAGCGACAATGATTCACAATGTGAATGTTGGTAAAAAATCTGATATGATAAAACCCCACCAACTCTTTGAATTACCACAAGACAACATAAAGAGAAATACGGCTAAAACATCAAGAGAAGATTTTGAAAAGTATCAAGAACTCATTAATAGTAAGTTGAATAAAAAATAGTTATTTTTGTACTATGGCAGAACAAAATTTCAAATTATTATTCGAGTTTATTGCTAAAACTGCACAGTTTAACCTTAACATTGACAGAGCAAAGGCAAAGATTGCAGGATTTAGCCAACAAGCAGTAAAAACAGGAAAGTTTTTGTCCACAAGATTATCGCTTCCTTTAGCTGCAGTTGGTGGTTTAGCTTTACGACAAGCTGCAAAGTTTGAAAGATTACAAGTTACATTAAACACATTAAATGGATCAGCTGATGAGGGTGCAAAATCATTTAAAAGATTGGTTGCATTTAGTGCAAAAACACCACTACAATTAGAGGAATTAACAAGAGTTAACAATATGTTAATGGGATTTGGGCAAACATCAGATGATGCTTTTAAATCGCTTAAAATGTTGGGTGATGTTGCAGCAGTTTCAGGTGGTAATCTTACAGGTATAGCCGTAGCATTTGGTCAAGCAGCAGCAGAGGGCAGGGTAATGACAAGAGATTTAAGGCAGTTCATAAACAACGGAGTGCCAATTCTTGATATACTTGCAAAGTCAATGGGGGTTGCAAGAGGTGAGATAATGGATTTGGCATCGGAGGGTAAATTATCTTTTGAAGTATTACAAGATGGTTTTGAGTTTGCAACAGGTTCACAAGGTCGTTTTAATGATGGTTTAAAGATACTTTCACAAACTTTAGAGGGATTGTTTAGTACATTAAAAGATAATGTAAACATAGCACTTGCAGAACTTGGACAAGAAATTGCCACAACCTTAAATTTAAAAGAGGGTATTCCTGCTTTATCTGAAAAAATTGGCAAATTAGTTAAAGATTTCAAGGCTTTAGATCCTGAAACAAGAAAATTAATTATAAATGCAGGTATTTTAGCAGTTGTAATACCACCAGTTACAGTAGCTTTAGGTGCTATGGCAGCATCAATTACGGCTATCACAACACTATTAGTTGCATTAAGTCCACTTGTTATTGGTATCGGATTAGTGATAAGTGGTTTAGGTTTAGCATTTATAGCAGCAAAAAAAGAGGGTATAAAATTCACTGAATTTCTTACAAATAATTTACAAGCAGCACTTATAAGTGATGATAAATTTAGCAGGTTCAATGATAATTTAGGAACTACTAATGATGAATTAAAAATATTAAATCAAAGATCAAGAACTGCAAAGAAAAGATTAGATGATTTAGCAGTATCTATGGCAGGTGCTTTTACAGATCCTTTAGGGTTTTCAGGTGCAAGAGCAAAACCTTTTCCAACAATACCTAAAGCGACATCTAATGATGGAGGAGGTGGAGGTGGAACATCTGATCCTATTAAATTTAGTTTTGCAGCTTCAAATATGTTTGCAGGATTTGGTAAAACTGTTTTAGATGTTTCAAATCTTTATAATGCAGAACTTCCAAAAATGACAAATGTAAATAATGGCTTTACATCATCAATGGAAAATATGTCTGCAAAGTTCCAAGATTTTAAAGTAAATGGAATTGAACCAGTAATTGAAAATTTTAAAACTTTTGGAGAACAAATAATACCCCAAATCGGTGTTGCATTACAAGAGGGATTTGCTGCTATTGCAGATGGTGAAAACCCATTAAAAAGATTAGGAACAATATTAAAAGGATTAGTTGTAAGATTAATGGCAGCAGCAGCAGCAGCAATGTTGCTTGGTGCATTTTTAGGGGGTGCAACTGGTGGTTCTGCAATTCTTACCAAATTAGGTGGAATTAAAGGATTATTTACTTCTTTTTCAGGAATTGAATTTGCAAATGGTGGTATTGTATCTGGACCAACAAATGCTTTAATTGGAGAATATCCAGGTGCAAGATCAAACCCTGAAGTAGTCGCACCATTAAGTAAATTAAAAAATATGTTAGGAACTGGCGGTGCAATGCAAGGTGAGTTTGTTTTAAGAGGTCAAGATTTAGTAGTTGCTTTACAAAGAGCAGAACGAAACAGAAATAGATTTAAATAATGGCTTACGGAGTTAAATATGAACTTGATTTTTCAGACATCAAGGGAAATAAAAGAAGTGTCCAAATTCTAAAAAAGGATTATGTTGGCGATGTATTCTCTATTGTAGGAACTGACAATCCAGTAATTATTAAATACACAAATGATGATGATTTTTATAATCCGATAATCGGTTCATCTTGTGTGCTAAATATTAAAACAACCGACACAATATCGTATGATGAGTTTACAAATTTTGATGAGAGAGAATATAAGGTTAGAGTTAATATTGGAGTTGAAGATGAAGCAGCTGATATTAATTCACCACTTTGGCAAGTTGCAGACACAAATTGGCAAGAAACAGATTACAACTGGGCAGCAACTACTATATTTCAAGTTTATTGGGAAGGTTATTTAGTTTCAGATACATTTAGAGAAGCGATACAATCCAAACCTTTTGATATAAGTTTAAGAGCAATTGACAATTTAGGAACTCTTGATTCTTATTTAGTCCCTGACGGTGCTATTGCAACCAATGCAGATGGTACTATTAAAACTGCTGCAGGAGAACAAACAAACATTGATAGGGCTTGGTATTATATTCATAAAATATTAAATTTTACAGGTCTTGATTTTGACATATTTGTTCAAAACAATATTAGAAAAGTTGATCCAGTTTCAGGGCTAGTCGTTAATTCTAATAATAATTTATATCAAGATATATTAGTTAATGAATTTGCTTTTACAGAAAATTTTGCTAAAAAATCATCTAAAGAAGTGTTAGAGAATATTTTAAGATTAACTAATTCAAGAGTATATCAAGCAAATGCAAGTTGGTATATTGTTTCAAATAGTAATTACTACGATAAAGCAGTGTCAGGTAGCTTAACTGATGATACAGGTGGTGACCAAGACCAAACAACAACAAACCCAATTGTTACTACTGATTCTGTAACAAATGCAACAACTACAAGTGTTACATTAAATGGAACTATTGTAAATGACAGAGGACTTGCTATTATTGAAAGAGGTTTTTATTTTGGAACGAATCCATTAATATTGGCAAATCCAAAAGTTGCAGGATCTGTTGCTACAAACTTTACATCAAATCAAACATCTTTAACATCGGGAACAACTTATTATATTGCTGCTTATGCAAAAAATAATACGACGGTTGAAGGAAGGGGTGGAACAATACAATTTACTCCTGGTGCAACGACAACAACACAGCCACAAAATATTTCACCAACACTTACAACTTTAACACCAAATCAATATTTAGTAAAAAATACTTCAATGACTTTAGCAGGTCAAGTTGATAATGTTGGAACAAGTAATGTAACTGAATATGGTTTTTACTTTGGAACAAATAGCAATTTATATACAGAAAACACAAGATATGTTGTAGCTACTGGTCAAAATTTATCATCAGCTTTTGGTTTTGTTTTAGACACTACAACTATATCACCAACATTAACATTAACCGCAGGAACACCATACTATATAACACCATTTGCAGTAAATACTACTGGAGAGGGTGTAGCAACAACTTTATTACAATATACTTGGAATGCTTGGCAATTAAGAAAACAATCTGATAATTCAACACAAAATGTTCCTTACACATCAGATTCAAGAGGAGATAATGTTTATTTATCAACTTCATCAAGTTCTTCAGAATGTTATACGATTATGGTTGGTAAATATTTAGCAAGTTTATCAGGACTTCCAACAATTTCAGGAGCTTGTGCAGATGACACAACTGAACCATCAACAACAGTAGCAGTTACTTGTAAAGCAATTACACTTTATCGAAGTGATAGTGCATTCAATTTATGTTGTACTACTCCAACATCAAGAACATTTTATATTAATGGTGAATCTTTTACAGATAATACAAATACAACAAAAGTATATATAGATGATACTTGTACAACACTAACAAATGCTCAATATTTATCAGAAGATTTAGTTAATTATAGATATTTTAACGGCACTAATTTACAAAACACAGCAAGTTGTCCCGAGTGTGATCCTGATGTTGTAACACCTGATGGATTTTTAGTTGAAAGAGATAATTCACAAGATACATTAAGGGTAGATTATAATGCAAGTTTTAGTGTAGGCGAAAGAGTTGTTTTGAATGTTCAAACACAAGATTGTTTTACTATTCTTGAAGAAATAACAACTTCTGATGATTTGTCTGCAATTACAATTAATGCTTCTTGTACTGCAGTTAAACCAACACCAAGTGAAACTTGTCCAACAATGACATTTTTTGCAAGATATTTAAAGTGTGGTGATGATAGAATTGAGGTAATTGGAAATAATGTAGATAATTTTCCTCAATTTATAAAACAAGTTTCCAATAATGATTGTTGGGAATTTATAGACAGAACACCAAACACACAAAGTGATGATGAGTTTAATTTAGGTTGTTTCCCTACAAGTAAATTTGCAACTGGATTTTCTACTTGTGATGATTGTTTAGGAATATCTACAACAACACAAGTACCAACTACAACCACCACAACACAACCATCTATATTTTATAGAATATATCAAAGTTTGCAAAGTAATTGTAGTGCAGATGACACTATTATAGAAGTGTCAAATCAAACAAATTCATTTCCATCAGTTATATCCGATGGTTTAATTTGTTATGCTTCATTGCAAGATGGCGGTGCAGGAACAAATGGTGATGTAGATAATTTCTTGGATTTTGCAGATTGTGCA